TCAGCGTCAGTGTGCCGTTCGTGCAGGTGCAGACGCTCCCCGAGGGGTATGTCACGCTGATAATCGCGTAGGGGGCGGCCGCCTCAAATGTGCCGGTGATCTTCTCGCCCTTCTTGTCGTGCGCCGTGATGCCCTTGAGGAGCTTCGCAGGCTCGACGGTGTCGCCGGTGAGGTCGATCAGCGTCTCGCCATAGTAGACGATCTTACTGTTTCCCATGCTCAGGCTCCGATCGTGACGGTCATTCCTCCGGCAGCGTTCGCGGCGCTGGTGTACGGCACGGCGGCAATAACGACCTCAGAGAGGTAGTCATACCCCTCGTCGGGGAGGATCGTCTGTGCCGTCTTGGCCGGGGTCGCGTTCTTGCTCTGCGCGTTGACGCTCTCGCCGCCGTAAGTGCCTTTGACGCCGAGGATTGTCACGTCTTTCTTAATGTTCCCGGCGACGAGCTTCAGCTTTTCCGCAGCGGCTATGCCGACCTTGCCGCTGCCGTCGTGGTAGCCGAGCTCAATGGTGTACTCACCGTCCTTGGAGGCAATCTCCCCGGCCGCAGCGCCGCGGTTCGGCATGGTGCCGGTAAGCTTCGCGCCGCGCGCGTAAGCGGTCTCCCCGGCGAGGAGATCGTCCACGTTCGCGGTGGCGTCGCTCGTGTCGCTGTCAAACTCACACGTGCCGATGACGGGATCACCGGCCTTGTCGTGCGCGGTGATGCCCTTGAGCAGCTTCTCCTTGGTCACGGTATCGCCGGTGAGATCCATCAGGGTCTCGCCGTAAAAAATGATTTTACTGTTTCCCATTAGTTATCTGCACCTCCTATGTTGCAGGTCTTTCCTCCGGCGGCGTTGGTGGTCTGCTGAAAGGTGACGCCCCGGACGTTCACGTCCTTGCGCATGACGAGCCCCTTGGTCTCCAGCACCTGTGCCGTCCGGAGCGGTTCGACTTCATACGCGCCGTCATAATAGTCATAGATGCCCCCGCCGCTGCCGACGATGGCGGGGCCGAGCTCAACGGTCAGGGCCTCGTCTATCAGCTCGACGGTCAGCCCGCAGCAGCCCATCACAGCACCTCCTTGTCGGGCGAGGCGATCACGCTGAAGGCGGTCTTTATCCTCGCCCCGCGGAGGCTTTCGGCGGAGAACTTCGGGCGGATTATCGCCTCATTGACGCCCGGCGTCATGCCCAGCGTTTCCTCCTGCGTCAGCGGGAAAAGAAATCGGCCGGAGTCGTATGTGATCTCGCCGGGATAGCGTTTTTCAACGCCGCCCATCGTGACCTTGACCGCCACTATATCGGCGGTGGTCACTTCTATGCCGTTGAGTTTGATGGATATCGGGACGCTCAGCGCGTCCCCCTGAAGGATAGTCAGCATGGTGTACCTCCTTATCCGGACTTCGGCACGCCGATCACGTAGTCGATCAGGTACGTGCCGCTGTCGTAGGACAGCTTCACACGATCCCCGGCCTTCAGCGTAAGAGCGGCGTTGCCTTTGTACTTTTTTGTCGACGGTGCGGATTCGCCCGCGAAGATCAGCGTCACGCCGTCGGTCGCGACAGCGCCGACAGTGGCGATCAGGAACTGCGGACGCTCCGCCTCGGCGGCGGGCAGGTTGAAGAACTCATCCATTACAGCACCGTCCTTTTCGCAGTGTGCTTCATGAGCTCACCGGCGCGGAGAGTGAGGCTCCAGCCGGTCTCCTCATAAATTCCCCCAATGGTCGGGTGATCTATCGCGATAATGTCCCCGACTCCGTGCCCGGCTTCGGCCAGTGTGAAAAACTCGACCGTCTGTGTGCTCAATTGCGACTCTGTAACGAGCCTCTTCGCGTAAGCGTCAAGCGCTGCCTGATCGGCGATCTCATTGACCTTGACCTGCTGACAGATGCGCATCCCGCGCCTGATAGTGCTTTTGGAAGACACCGGGGAGTCGTTGACTGCGGTCGCCGTCAGAGTCGTGCTCCGGTCGGCGTTCGCGCAGGTGCAGATAAACACGTTGGGCGCGGAGAAGATGTCCGTCCCGGCGCTGTAATCCGGGGCCATAGGCTCCCGCAGAATGTTGCGTGAACTGTACCGGTGCTTGATCCGCTCGACGGCGGGCGCTGCATAAGGCTCAAGATGTGCCAGGCCATCTCCGTCAAACCAGACGTCGCGGTATACAATTTCGCCCATCAGAGTGTTTATAATGTCGAGCCTCGTCGTTCCGGGTTCAAACTCACGGTCAGCCGGAAGCGTGGAGGCGTTGGGGATGATGCGCGTCCGGGCTATGTTTGCCGCAGCGAGCTGCTGCTCAGCTGCGGTTATATAGTTCGTCCCGGCCGCGATGAACAGGCGGCTTTCAATTCGGTCATTTTTCAGTATCCAGCCGCGGTCATAGGCGGTGATCTGCTGCCGTTCTCCGGTCGTGCTGCCTTGCAGCGTCGGAGTTGTCGGGCGGAAGATGCCCAAGCTCTTCCAGCCGGTGCCGGTGAAGATCATCGGCTGGAGCTCGTCGCGCAGCAGATCGAACCGCTCATCGGGGATAATAGCTCCGGAGAAGCTGCCCTTTATTTCACCATCCGCGGCAAACTTGATGTTCGGCGCGTCGTCCGGGGAGAAGAGCAGCTCCGCAAGAAACGCCCCATTGCGCAGGGCGTTGAGCTTGTATCGCGTCTCACGCATCAAGATCGACCTCCTCCGGATAGTGCATCTGGCTCACGGCAAAGGTGTAGGAGCTGTAGAACATGCTCTCCGTCTCGCTGAGCGTGTCGAGGATGCCTATGACCATCTTGCCGCCCGGCGTCTTGAGACAGACGGGGGAGCCCATCAGCGCCTCCAGCGCGGTCTTTTCAGCCTCGTCGTCCGTCGCATAACTGACGGATATCGACCGGTCGCAGAACTCTGTCAGCTCCGCCTCCGGGAATTTTCGCCCGGACAGATGCGTCAGGCTGAACGCGCGCGAGGCCTTGATCGTGTTCGTCCTGTGCTGTGCCGTGGAGAGCCTTAAAAACAGCCATTTCCCGGAGCCTAAAGCCGACAGCATGACGGTCTCGGGCATGACGGATACTGTGACCTCATTCGAGAGCGAATAGTTATACGTCCCGTCCGATGCGCAGGCGCGCACCTGATACCTCACGGTGCCGACGGAGTAGTCGTCCGTATAGCTGTAGTCCGTCGTTTTAGCTATCGCAACGCCGTCGCGGTAGACCACGAACTCGGTCCAGCTCCCGGCGTAGCTCCATGACAGCTCTGCGCGGTGATCCGCGTCGACCGTGAGCACGACGGCCCCGCTCGCGGTGTGGCTGACGGTAAAGGTCGCGTTGCCCCATTCGCTCCACAGTCCATAGCTGTTCTGGCTGCGGACGCAGAATGTATGCGCCCCGTCGTCGAGATAGACCGGGCAGCGCCACGTCTTCTCACTGCCGTACTCGGTGACATCTATGATGTCGTCAAGCTGTAGCTGATAGGCGCTCTGTTCGCTGGTCTGCCAGTTTATGAGCGGACGCGGGGAGGCGTCCTTGACTACGATCACGGGCTTAGTCGGGCCCGCGACGACAACGAACGACAGCGCGGTGCTCCACTCTCCGGCAGCGCCGTCGAGGTTGTAGGTGCGTACTCTCCAGTACCATGTCCCGGAGGTGAATGTACCGGCCGGGGCGGCGTACTCGTTGGCTGCGCCCGTCACGGTGCCGAGTGTTGTCCATGTGCTGGCGGCGGCGCTCTTCTGTAGCTCTGCCTTGGTCTGCGCACTGCCGCTCTCGTTGCTGTGCATCCAGCGGAACGTGATCGCCTGTGTGCCGGCTTCGAGAGAGCTGTCGGGGCTGAGCGGCGTCGCGACAGGAATGGTGTCGCGGGTGTCGAATGACGACCATGCGGTATAGGCCGTCTGGCCGAGATTGTCCGTGACCGTAAAGCGGTATTCATACTCTCCGGCGGCGAATGTGTTGGCCGGGGCAGTGTATGAAATCGTAGTAGAGCTTATTGTCGCGGCCGCCGTTGTTGTGGACGATGCACCTTTAAGCCGGTATTCAAATGTGCCGCTTACCGCGGTCAGATTCTTAAGCGTGAAGGCACTGGATTGCACAAGGCTTGTTGAAAACGTTATTGCCGAGGCCTTGTTGAGCCGCGCTCCGCTTGCCGGAGACGGTGTTATCAAGCTTGGCTGGACGTTGCTGTCGTCAAACGTGATGAGAAGTTGCGGCGGTGAAGAGTAGCGGGAGGTGCCGACCGACAGGTACCACAGCGGGGCTGAATAGGAGTGTATCGCGCAGCCGTGCAGCAAAGCGTATCTCGCGGATTCCTTTGAAAGCGCTGAAAATTGGTATACGCCCGCCGCACCGCCCGGCACGCTGACAAACCCGGAACCGGGGGCAAAGGCCACTTTCCGAGAGGTAACGCTCGCTTCGTCCCAATCGGATGTGACGCTCTCGACCCATACCTTTTTTGTCGCGGACGTCGTGTAGTCGGTGTCGCAGCTCAGATAAGCTTTGACGACCGCGCGGAGGATGGGCTTATAATCGTAAGACGCTGCGACGGCCGGGAACCCGGCAAGCAAATAATTTGTGTCGACCCGGCCAAGATTCCAGGACAGGTCAACCATCGTCGAAGTGTGGTCGTTGAAATCTGTTGCTGCATTGCTGGATGTCCGGGATATTGCCGCCGACTTATTCGCGGTCAGTGTCAGTGTAGTGCTCATCTCGGCGCTCCCTTCATCCGGCGGACGCGCTGGGCGTCGCGCACTATCTCGATAATGTCGTTGAATTCCTGAATTGTCCGCGCCTCAATGTAGACGTTGACAGGCGTGTCGTAGCCGCCGTCAGCGCGCGTCTCCTGCGCGTTGGCGATGACCGTCCCCTGCGGCAGGTAAACGGTCTCCGGGCCGTTCTCGCCGACCCTCGTGCGCCCTCCGGGGAAGTTGTCGTTGCCCCCGGCGTTGTTATAACGATAATAGTTACCAGTCCACAGACCAGTTTCGGGATCGTAATAGTTGCCGGAAGACTGATAGTAACTTTCGTTCTTGTAACCGTCTTTATAGTCGCCGCCATACAGCACACGCTGTGTATAACTGGCATGGGACGAGTTCCAGCCAAGAGCCGTAGTTACCTTCCCCCAGTTGAGTGAAAGGAAACCCGTAATGAGGTCGGCAGTGTCCGCAATAACAGCCATTACACCGGCAATGCCGTTAAGGGCCCAGCCCAAGGCGGGAAGAACCTTCTCAGTTAAGGTCCCCAGCGGAGCGAGAATATTGGTGGTTATAATAAGTAGGCGACCGAAACCCTCGATTATTCCACTGTCAACAAGGGCTTTCCCGGCTTCAAGGGTGAGCTCACGCTGCATGTTGAGCGTGGCCTCCATGTATGGGGCATATTGCGAGCTAAGCTGTTTCGTTACGGATTCTTGCGCTTTTTCAAGTTCAAGCTGTGCGTTCGAGGTATCCGTTAACGCCTTAACCTGATCGTTACTTAAGACGTAACTGACCCGTTCTGCCTCATCCGCATAACCGCGAAGGGAGCTTGTCCCGCTCTCAATTAGCGGATTCAGCTTCTGCGCGCTCTCGTTGATAAGCCCCATGGCCAGCGCGTCGCGCTCTGCCTGGTTGCCCATCTCGCCGAGGCCGTCTATCACGTCGAGAAACACGTCATAGGAACTGCGGAGGTTGTCCTGTGCGTCGTAGATAGATACGCCGAGCTGGTCAAACTTCGCGGCGGTCTCCTCGTTGCCGTTCGCCGCGTCGGACATTTTGGTGGTCAGGTCTTTGAGTGAATCAGCAAGAGTGTCCGTGCTGACGTCAATAAAATCTTCGGCATACTGAAACGCTTGCAGATTCTGCGTGCTGATGCCAACTTGTGAGGAGAGCGCTTCGAGTTCCTTGGTTGCAGCTGCTGACTCCTGCGTGATGTCCATCAGCTTGCGCTCAAGCTTTATCCCCGCTGCGACGACGGCGGCTATACCGGCTGCGGCCGCGGCGGTGGAAACCGGAATCTTACCGAGACCTCCGGTAAACTTAGAGATACCGTCCGGCAGCTTAACACCGAGTTTGTCAGCGACGGTGTCGAGAACATCACCGAGGGACTTCATCTCCGGAACGGTCTCCTCTACGGGCTTGTTGAGTTCCTCCATAGCCTTTGCCGTATCGTCGGCGGCTGACCGAGTTTCGATAAGCTCGCCTTTTGCAGAGTTGAGCGCAATTTGAAGGTCTCGCGTTTGCTGGGCGCTTTTCCCGTGAATCTCAATAGACTTTTTGAGGGCGGCATCGAGAACATCAACGGCTTCGGCTTGATTGCTAATTTTGGCCTTGAGAATCTCTTGTTTCTGACTCAGGTACTCGGCACTGTCGGCGTTGTCCTTATAAGTTTTATCGAGCAAGCCCAGTTGAGAATCAAAGACCTTTACTTCTTCGGAGAGCTCCTTGACGTAGACGGTTTGGGTGTCGATAAAATCATTATCAATAGCCGCTTGAACCTCTCCGAGTTTTCCATAGGTCTTCGCCAGAGCAGTCTCAGCGTCATTAAGTCTGATGATCCATTGCTGCAAGCGGGGATCAGACTCTTTATATGCCTGTCCGGCGTCCTTGACGGCCTGCCGCAGAGTTTCAACGGAGTCCTTTTGCGACAGCATTTTTCGGTTGAGGATGTCATATTCTCGCTCAAGAAAGTCAAGGCTTCCCGTTTCACCCTCAAATGTGGCAGACAGTTTCCGCATTTCGGAGTCAAGGACTTTGACGCCGCTGTTAATCTCCGATATGGCTTGCTTATACTGTTTTTCCCCTTCAAGCTCGAACCTTGTTCTTATGCTGCGATCTGGCACTTAATCACCTCCGAGGAAAAACTCACGCGCTGACGGCTTATCGCGGTTCTGGAGCGACTGGGGGCGCTGCTGCGGCAGCAGCACCTTGCACAGAGCGTTCAGGCGGCGCGGGCAGAGCCCGTGCCAGAAGCTCTCCTCCGTGCCGTTGAACCGCATCAGCCAGACCGCGAGCGCCTGCGCAAAATCAATTTTCAGCTCCGGCAATGCGCCGGAGCTCAGTTTTTTTCGGCGCTCCCTTCGGGCGCGTCCCCGGCCTCTTCCGGGTCGATCATCGCATCCAGCACGAACTTGACGATCTCAACGGCCTCGGTGGTCGCTGCTGCCATGTCCGTGATAGGCGGGAAATACTGCGCGACGCTGCGGGAGTCGAAGCGATCCGGACGCTTCATCTGATAAGCGGCCTCGTTGAGCATTGCCGCCAGCGCGACGGAAGCGACCTTGAGGTAATTCGAGGGCTTGAACAGCTCCCGGAGGTCGCCGAGCTCCGCCTGTATATCGGCGATGACGTTGTAGTTGACGGTCAGGGGGTAGACCTTGCCGTCGATCGTCTTGGGCATGACCACGCTTCTGATGTCGCTCATCCGGTCACCCCCAGACAGGCCTTGCACCATGCCAGCGCCTCGGCCTCGGTGGAAAACTCCGCGATTTCGATCTGAGACCACGGGGAGCCGTCGCTCTGAGTGCCGTCCGGGTCGACAAACTCACCCGTCGTGGTCGGGGTCGTCCACTGGATGGAATCGTTCTCGGTCTGGTAAGACATGCTCGGCGGGCCGAACATTGCCTTGTGTACAAACACGCCGATGTAGCCGTCACCGGATGCCTCGTCTGCCGGGACGTAGGTTGCGATGCCCACGTAGCGGCCGCCGCTGTTGCGGTTGTAGCCGATGCTCTTGACTGCGGTGCTGCTGCCGGTGCCGACATTGCGGCTGTACTCGGTCGCGGCGAAAATGGATTTCTGTATGCTCTGCGGGAGATCCTCGACGTTGAGCGAGATCGAGCCGCCGGTGAGCTTCTTCTTGTACCGGCTCAGCGCGCCGGAGGAGTAGAGACGGCCTTCGGCAAACTTGAGGTCGAAAGTCGCCGTGATGCCGCGGCCGAGAACCTGCTGGTTGGCGTAGGATATCTCACCGCCAGAGTACGAGTATTCGCCGAACCAGATGTCCCTCAGGCCATACGGTACATAATGTTTTTCGTTAGCCATGTGTCAGTCCTTTCTAAAATCCCTTGGATTTGAGCCAATCATCATAAACTTTGAACTCCGCGGCGACTACGTCGTCCGCGCTTTCTTCGTTAGCCGTGCGCATCCACTGCCGCGGTTGTATGCCGCGCTTCGGGGCTCCGAACTCCCACACAAAGCCGACGTCGTTATTAGTCGGCGGCTTGGCGTAGGTGTGCAGCGGATTTACCCGGTTAACATTGGAGACCGAGAGTACATGCGGCTCGGCCTTGCGCCTCCCCTTAGGGTATGCCAGATAGTAGATGCGCCCGTCCTTCCCGGTCTTGCGCACTGCAACGATGCTGTTCAGCAGCTGCCCGGTCTTGACGAGCCCCATCCGGCGCAGCGACCGGCGCATTGCTTCAACGCCGACCTTGCTGCCGGCCTGAAGCATCTCGTCGATCACGTCCTCCGGGATCTCTGCAATCTGCTGCATGTCCAGCATGAGCTGGCCGACGTCGGAGGAGAACTTAGCCATCCCCCAGCGCCTCCTTGCCCTCGAACTCAAACACCCAGTGCTGCCCGTCGCCGTCGTAGGCGTCGGTGATCTGCGGCCACGTGAAGCCCGCGTGCCACAGCGCCCGGCAGAGCTCACGGCGGAGCGTTACGGAAGCAGCGCCCAGCGGGAGCATGAGGTGCAGCTGGCACAGATAGGTGATGCGCCTCGGCTTTCCGGAAGAGTGCAGCTGGGGCATCTCGTCATAGTTGTAGGTGCAATAGGTGAGGGCGCTGCCCTCATAGATCTGCGGCGCGACCTCCGGCACGACCGGCGTCACGGCCGTGGTGATGCGTTCATCTATCGTCATCGCGTCACCTCCGCGCAGCTCAGCTCTAACGTACCGTACCCGGTCGGATACGTGCGCTCGATGCTGTACCGGTGCCCGTCGTGCTCAAGCACGGTCTGACCGTCGTAGTCGAACTCGTTGATCTCTGCGACCATGGACAGCCTGACGCCGGCTTTGAGAGCCTCGTAAAACTCTGTGCGGCCGACGCCCTGGGAGACGGAGCAGAGAACCTCGGTCGGCACGTCCTCCGTCTCGTAGTGGTTCGCGTCGTCGTAGGTCTTCTTGACTGCGATGAGCTTGCACAGATCTGTGAACGGTGTCCGGTTACTCTTCATCGTCGTCACCCCTGTTGTAGAGCCCGCACAGCGCCATCGAATCACGCAGCGCCTTGTATGAGCTGAACCAGAACTCGCCGTTGCCCTGATAGTTGAACCAGTAACGGCAGTAGTTCTTAATAGCCTGAACGACGAGGGGGTCGGCGTTGCAGGCATTGTCCACGCTCTCCGCTCCGCCGATGTGGAGATCGAGGCAGGCCGCGTTTATAGCCGCCTCGATCTCGCTGTCGAGCCTTGTGTGGGAGATCCCGCCGAGGGAGAGCTTTACATCATCGAGAATCGCCATTTAAGCACCTCCCACGCACTTGTGCCCGATTCGGGCACATTAGCCGCCCGCCTTCTTGTTGGTCAGCGTGATAAGGCTCTGATTCTGGACGCTCCTGCCGTCGCAGACCTCAATCGCGACGGTAACTTCATCGTCGGTCTTGTCGTCGGTGTAGCGGCGGAAGCGCAGTGCGACGCCGCTGTTGAAAATGTAGTTGCGGAAGTTGTAGAGCGCGGCGCAGATGGTGTCGGCGGTCGGGTTAGGGTTCGCGTCATCCATGTAAGCCTTGTTGACGATCTCGACGCGGCGGCCGAAGATGTAATACTCGGGCTTGCCGTTGAGGCCGTAGTTGACGCGGGCGACGGGCTGACCGTCGGTATCGACCATGCCCTGAATCTCGTTCATGAAGGTCGCCTTGGTCATAACCCAGATGGCCTCGTCGTCTTCCTCAAGGCCTTCGGCCTTGCAGAGGTCGGCGTAAGAAATGTGCTTGGTGTTGGCGATGTCGATGTTGCCCGTGGCGGTCTCGGCCAGGAAGCCCTTGGGCTGGCCGCTGCCGGTGCCCTTAAAGATGGCGGTCTCCTCGGCCTTGACGATCGCCTCGGCAACGTTCTGCGCCAGCTGTGCCTCGAAAAAACCGTAAGCCATGTTATCCATCTCGTAGCTGACACGGACTGCGCAGCGCAGCTTGTGGTAAGAAAACGAGATATAAGAGACGGTCTTCTTCTGGGTGTCGGAGCCTGCGCCTTCGGCGACCCACGTCGCGGTCGGCTTGACGCTGGAGGTGGGCACGGACATGCCGCCGGCAAAGTTCGTGCGGGTGACGAGCGGCAGAATGTTGCCGACGCGCTCCATCGCCTCATAGATCTTCTGGACGGTCGTGGTCGGAATGACTACGGACGCATCGCTGGTCTTGGTGTTCTGGTCGGCATTGGAGAACTTCGCCGGGATGGGAACGCCGCGGCAGACGTATGCCTGGAACGCCGCCTTATACTCGGCGGAGTCGTACATATCGTCGGGCGCGCCCTGCTCGTAGCGGCCGACCACGTTGCCGAACTGCGGGTTAGCGGCAGCGGCGGCGAAGTCAGGGCCGGCGACACGGTCCTTGAGCGCGTCAAGGTTCGCCTGGCGCTTGCTGGATTCCTCGTACTCGTTGTCGAGGGCTTCAATCTGCTTGGTGACATCCTCGAACTTCTCGGTATCACCGGCGTCCAGAAGCTGCTGGGCCTGATTCATAAGCTCGCCGCGCTTCTGGAGATAGATTTCTTTCTTCATGTGAGAGATCTTCCTTTCAGTTCAAAAAATTTGAGTTTGGCCTTGGCTTTTATCAGATCGTCCGCGGGCTCGCCCTCGGGCGGTTTGATCGAGTTGCGCATTTTGTTGATAACTTCCGCCGGCAGCACCGTGCAGCAGGCGGCCGTGATGCGGACGGCGGGCTCGCTGACCTTATCGATCAGACCTTTCTCCACAGCGTCAGCCGCGGAGAGCCACGTTTCCTCGTCCATGAGCTTCAGCGCCTCGTCAAGCGTCATGCCGGTTTTCTCCACATAGGCGGCGGCAATCGTCTCGTTCGCCTTGCGGAGGACGTCGCTGTGCTTGTCCATGGTGTGGTAGTCCCCGGCAGCGCTGCCGGACACGTTATGTACCATGACCATCCCCGTCGGCGAGATGTCCGACGGGCCTGCACAGGCGATCACCGAGGCCGCAGATGCAGCAAGGCCGGTCACATGCAATGCGACCGGCCCTTTGTAGGCTCTGAGCTCAGAGTATATTTCCGACCCGGCGAAGATATCGCCGCCGCCGGAGTTTATGTAGACGTCAACGGGTTCGCCTCTGGCCCTCGCCAGAGCGTCCCTGATCGGCTTCGGGCTTGTGTTCTCGATCCCAAACCAATCGTAGATCCAGGCTTCATCGCTGCTGACGATGGTGCCCTTTACATCAATTCTCACCGGATGATGCCTCCTCTCCTATTTGCTTTGTCGGCGCGGTGTCAAGACGCCGTATCGGCTCATCGCCGCCGTCGACCGGTGCGAGGTTGAACGCAGCGCGCCACTCGTTCGGCGTCAGAGCGCCGCGGTCGACGAGTGAAACGAGATTGAGCTTGGTCTGCATGCTCGCGCAGTCCCAAGCGCTCGCCTCGAATACGATCTTGTTCCCGAAGGCTCGCGCCTTGCGGGAAAACAGTTTCCGGGTAAACTCCTCGCTGAGCTGGTTCTGCACCCACTCGACCTCGCTGTCGAAGTGTGCGCCCCACTCGGCCTCGCTGCGCGAGGTGTCAACGACCTTCTGATTAGTCCCAAAAAGCGAATAAATGCGCTTTGTGGTTCGGTCCATCTGCGCGGCGTTCGGCACGTAGTCGGTCGGGTTGACCTGCACGGCGTCAGCCTTCGCGTCGACCGCGGCCACTCCGCGGCCGTTTTCGACGTCGAGAAACGCCTTGGCGAAGCTGTTCGCCTGCTCTTCAACGTCCTTCTTCCGCATCGAGCTGTTGAGCTTCAGCAGCCAGCGGATGACCGAGCTGTTTTTGACGGCCTTGACAATGCCCTGGTCTGTGACGGACACGATCTGCATCAGCGGTTCGAGCGCCGGAAATATCGGCGTCCCAAAGATATCGTCCTTGTGGAAGTTATCCCGCAGGTGGATCACGTCCGTGTACCTGAAGGTAAAGATTTTGCCGTTGTTGAAAAAGAACTTGAGGAACAGCTCACCGCTGCGGTCATAGATCGCCTCACAGCCGGAGGCCGATATCGGATAGATATTGACCGGAAGCCCGTTGTCATCACGCAGGATCAGCGCGAAAGCGTTCTGGTTGAGCTTGAGCTGAGTCATCAGCTTCTCGCGGAACACCGAGCCCGTCATCCACGGGTTCGGCTCCTCAAGCAGGAACCGGATGTAAGGCTCCGGATTTATGTCGATCTTGCGCTTGCCGTCGGCGGTGAAGCTTTCCCGGACGTGCTTCGGCGTCAGCTTGCCGACGGCCTTCACATCCTGCCGGATGGCGGAGAGGACAATGTCGCTCTGGTAAGCCTTGCCGTTCCATGCAAAAAAGCCGTTGCCGCGCTCAGTCACAAGGTCGACGCGGGAAATTGTCTTATTTATAAATCTGTCGAATATGCTCAAAGCATCACTCCCTATGCGATCAGGTCGCGGTATTCGTCCTGCTTGTCCAGGAACACGGTGTACGCGTCCAGCAGCGCAGCCGTGCCGTCAATGCGGCGGGTCGGCTTGCTGGTCTTGTGCGGCTGGATGTTGCCGTTAACGTCCTCGTCGTAAGCCGTATTCGCCAGGCACCACTTGTCGATCGGATTGTTGTTGTAGATGATGCGCTTGCTGCCGAGGTCATTGCCGAGGCGCTTCATCGGCTCACTGAGCGTCTTCTTGCCCTGCACGACCGGGATCATTGACATCTTGCCGAAGTAGTCAGCCATGTCCTCAACGAAGTAGGTCGCGCTCCAGCTGTCGTATCCGACGTAGGGGATGTAGATGTCCAGCTCCTCCTGAACGTAGACAAACCACTCCTTCACGTATTTCGCGTGAACGTGGTTGCCGGGGCTGAGCTGAACCAACCCGCGGTCGAGCCACTTGTCATACGGGATTTTGTCCTCGTTGACTCGTTTGGTGAGAAGATCCTCGGCCAGCCAGTACATAGAGATCGAGAAGATCTTCTCACACCCGGGAACCTGGAAGATGACACGGGCGGCCGTGAGGTCGGTCGTGCTCGACAGGTCAACGCCGCCGATACCGTAGGTCGGATACGGCAGCACCTCTTCAACGCCGTTATGCACCCAAACGAAGATCCGCTCCGAGGGGTTGAGCTTGTACGTGTCGCGGCAGTCGAGCTCCTCAAAGGTGAGCCACGCCTCGGAGCTGGTCTCGCGGATGTTGAACTCTTTACAGACCAGATTCTTGACAAGCGCGGGGTTCGCCTTGGCCTTCTCGACCTTCTCGGCAAGTGTGCGGTAGCTCTTAATAGTGCCGAGGCCGGGGTTGGCCTTTTTCCAGCAGGCGGGGTCTGTCCATTCCGCACGGGCATCGAGCTCGTAGACGAACGCGACGAGACGGTCGTCGCGATAGCCGTCAGGGTCGTCATAGCCGTTTATGACCCGCTCTATCTCCTCGTACTTCTCGTCATAGAGATCTTCGCGAATCTTGCCGGCGGTCGAGGTGATGAACAGCAGCGGCTGCTCGCGGGCTGACATGCCGTCGGCGATGATGTCGTACAGCTGCCGCCCGTTCTTCCACTGGTGAATCTCGTCGAGGAGCGCGCAGTGAACGTTGAGGCCGTCCAGCGTGTCGCTGTCGGAGGACAGCGGCTTGAATACGCCGTCGTTGTAGTCGCTGGCGATCTCGCCGACGAGCGGCCGCACACGCTTGAGCAGCGTCGGGGACTTCTGCACCATGCGTTTTGCTTCTGACCAGATAATCTTAGCCTGATCGCGCTTGGTAGCGACTGCATAGACCTCCGGACCGGGCTCAGAATCGGCAAGCTGCATGTACAGGCCTATCGCCGAGGCGAGCAGGCTCTTGCCGTTCTTCTTGCCGACAATCAGGATCGCCTCGTGATACTGCCGGTTGCCCTCAATGTCGACGAAGCCGAACACCGTCGCGAGCATCGCTTTTTCCCAGAGCTCAAGCTGGATGAGCTGACCTCCGAGCTTGCCCTTGGAGTGCCGGCAGTAGTTCTCGACGAACTCGATCACGTGGTTAGCGCGCCGCGGGTCGTAGAAGTACTCCGAGCCTTTTCCGTCCATGCGGCGGACTATGTGCCGGTAGGTCCGGTAGATCTTCTGCGAGACGACTTCCTGTCCGCTCTCGATTTTCGTCCAGTACTCGCGTATCGGGGCGAAAGTGAGGGGATACGACCTGCGCTTTGTCACGGGTCATCACGCCCCGTGACGAAACTGCCGAAGCCGTCGTCCTCGCTGTTGCCGGCAACGGCGGGGAGCATGGAGTCGAGCTGCCGGATGATCTTCTGGTAGTTCCCGTTCAGGCTCTGGTAACTCTGCCCCTCCGGGCGGGCACGGGCATAAGGCTCGACGTTGGCCGACTGGGTAAACATCTCAGTCCAGCCGTTCTCCTTGATGTCGGCTTCGAGATCCTCGCACTCGATGCGCATGAAAGCGGCGCGCTCGATGAGCGGAGCGGCGAGCTTCTGGCGAACGGGGTCTATGTCCTGGTAGATGGATTCAAGTCGTTTTTTTTCGGCTTTTATCCGGTCAGCTTTGGTCTTTGGCTTTGCATTTCGCCCCATTTTCGCCCTCCTTTCGCGGCTTTTCCTCATGTGCGCGGGGTCTTTGTTGATATTTTTCTTCTGCCCGATTTTTGCGCTTTCGGTGGGGGGCCTTGCGCGACCCTGTGTATTCTCCCGAGGCTGGGCGGCGGTCAGGAGCGGCCGAGGCCGCAGAAAAATTACGGGGGGATAGGGTCTCCGTCAGCGTCGAAGCGGATCGGCGGCGTAAGCGACGGCGCGACGCCGTGCCCGGGATACTTGTCGTGACATTCTTTGCAGACCCAGCGGAGATTTGCATGGTTAAGCGCGATGTCCGGATCGTTGACGGTCTCGGCCGTCAGCATGACCGGCCAGTGATGCGCGATGTAGCCGAGCCTCTCGCCGCAGTCCATACACATCCCGCCGTCGATCGCGCGGCGCTTGGCGATGAACGCAGCGCGGCAGCGCAGCCACGCCTTGCCGGAGTAGAACCCTCTCGCCCAGGATTGACTCATACGCGGACACCCGGCCCTTTCTTCCCCGTGCGCCGGCTATCGCCTCGGCGCTGTCCGGGAAACGAAAAAGAGCCGGGGCCAGCAACAAACACGCACATGTGTCTATCACTGGCCCCGGCTCTCAAAGCACTGGCCCCGACTGATGTCGATCCGATGTTCGGTTTTACAGAAACGGCAGAAGACGACCAGATTAGTCGCCGTCGTGTCCGGCTCGATCTTGAGCAGCTTTTTATTGCCGCGACAAGTCGGGCACTGGAGGAACCCGTCTTTCACTGTTAGTTTACCAGAAAAGCCTTGAGATTGCAATACTTTTCAGCACTCCTTTCCTTTTAATAACATAGGTTTCAAGCCAGAAAAAATTTATAAAAAAGATTTTCCGGTGCCCGAATAGGGCACAATCTACGACCGGCGTCTGCGGTGCCGCCGAACCTTAAGCGCGTTGTTATAAGCGTATTTAACGTACTGCCATTCGCCGCGGCTGCGGACGTCCTCGAACACTGTCGTGTCCTTCGGCACGCGCAGCGGCGTGAACTCCCGCACGGAGAAGCTCTCAACTTCCGGCTTCTTAGCGTTGCGGGTGTAGCTCCAAGAGCGCTGCCCTATCTTGTCCCGTTCCTCCTTGGCCATGTACCGGGCCAAGGTCTCATAGTTCTTTTTCTTATCGACGCGCAGCGCGTTGAACTCGCATTCACCTTGCCCCCATAGCCGGAGCATCTCCTCGTAGTCGTTGCCGGTCGCGTTGCAGGCTATGTGAATGTGCCAGCGCCCCTCGCCGTGGAGGTGCTCGATCGACCAGAGCATGACAAGGTTCTGTCCTCGCGCTTCGCGCGCTGCCCGGAGTTTGTCGAGAAACCACTTGAATTTATTCCGGACCTGCTCGCGGGTCTCCGGGAGGTGATAGTCGTCGAAGGTCAGGCACCCGACGACGTCGCCCTTGACGAGGTTCGCTGCGAGCAGCAGCTCAAGTTTCTGCCATGAATAGATGGCGTTCATCCGGCGCTGCGCTTCCGAGCTTGTCCCGGTGCGCTGCCGTCCGTTTGAGCTGCTGCCGCCTGAGCGATACGGGTATATGATCTCCTTAACCAGCGGCCCGGCCGATATGATCTTTTTGCGGTAAGCCATGTGCATACTCCTGACGTCCTTTGCCTCATGGCCATAGACCGCGATGTTTAATTAGTAAAATAAGCTTTGCTGTGAGGAGAACGTCTCGAAACGCTTCTCCTCAAGCTCAAAATATGTTTTGTCGATTTCGCAGCCGACGAAGTCAAAGCCGAGACTGTACGCCGCGATGCGGCTGCTGCCGGAGCCGAGGTGCGTGTCGAGGATTCGGTCGCCGGGCTTGGCATAGTGTTTGAAGATCCATGTATACAGATCTACGGGCTTTTGCGTCGGATGAAATCGTTCCCCGCGGCCGCTGCCGCCGGAGGAGAAGAACTCGCACATTGCGGCGTTAAGATTGAAAGATGTCCACGCATACTCCACAGGAGCCATGCTGAACCCCTCAAGCGGAATATTCAGCTTGCGCCATACCAGAAAGCAGCGTGTCGGCGGGAGGTTAAAATAATTCCCGCCCCAGATTATCTGGCTCTTGCTCACCCGGGCAAGCTCATCGAAGTATTCCTGAGGCGGGGCGATATCCCAATGACGGATATCAGCCCCAGTGTTCGTTGGCGGTACTTCGCTGCCCATGTTCCACCTGTACGGGCTGCCGATATAGTAGCGGTCGAAGATGCCGCCGAATCGCGACCGGGGCTTGATTTCGTAGTCAGCAGCTCCGCCGTGGAGCCCGTCTCTCTTTGCTTTAACAGACTGTGAACATCCGCCACCATACGGCGGGTCAACCACGGCAAGGTCAAAAGCCTTGTCGGGCAGTGACCGCATGTACTCCATGCAGTCACAGTTAAGAGCTATGCTCTCGGGCATGTTTTACCTCCTGAAATCATAGCCCGTGGAGCCTGGCTCACCCGGCGGAAGAATTGTTATTTACAGTTTGTACAGATCCCTTACCGCTGCATCAGAACACCTCGCGACCTTCGCAACGCAATCGACGCACATCCAGTATCCGTGATACTTCGTTGAAAGGCGCTTACCATCGTGATACTTTGTCTCCGGTACTGTTAGTTTGAGGACGAAGTCCGTCTTGTGACAGCCGGAGCAAACGCAGTTGTCCGTATCGCTGATATGGCCTCGAAACTCCACATCTGGGAGATAGTTAATGCCAGGTTCATTCATCATCCAGCGCCTCCGGGTTTGTCCCTACGTCTGCCGAGCCGAATGTGGAGCAATACGCTATCGGAGAGGCATACGGAAGCTTTATATATTTCAACTTGGCAGATTGAACCCAAAGCCCTCAGCAAGTGCGAGGCAGACCGCATCGAGCGTCTGCTGCTCGGTGTAGGCGATCACCTTAATCGTCCACAGTTCGCGCTCAGCCTTCTGCCGGGCGAGCAATCCGCTTTTACTCATGGAGTTTCCCCGAGCTAAGGACGTCGAATGTCAACGTTAACGTCTTTTCCCCAGCGTTGACCTCAAGGCCGGAGATGTAGGCCTTGCACTCCATGATGCACGGGGAGCAAGGAGCGATGAGGGGATAACGGATCAAGATCGGCGCGTCCGGAGCCAGGCCGGTCAGGTCTATCTTGTGAGGATCGTTAAGCATTCTGTCCACTGCCGGGAGAGCGCGCACGGCTCGTGAGCACTTGAGTACGGCGAGTTGATCGGTGCCGTGGGAGTCGGTTTCAAAAAAGACGTCGGATATCACGCGAAGCGCCTCTTTCTTGGTGATGTATTCATCCATTGATTTTTCCTCCGTTTGTTATCGTGAATTTCCTCCGTGCGGCCTCTGCCCGCCGGTCGATTACCCGCCGTGATTCCCGGTACCGTTCGCACTCGCAGCGGGTCTGGATGCGATACCGGGGGTCGGCACCGTGCCACCAGCGACACTCGTCGCACGTAAAGCAGATATCATCTATTGCGTCGAGCTCGTCAGAATCGCGGGAGTGGGACAGTTCGCAGGAGAAAATGCAGGTGCGGCATAGGCAGTTATCACAGCTCATCCGTGTTCACGCCCGTGTCCGCTCGCATCTCGGCAGCTACGTAGAGCTGGAACATTCGGCGCAGCTCTGAACGCAGAATGTTGTTCTCCGTCTGCTTGCAGGCAAGCTTATGCTTGAGGTTCGCGGCGTTCTCTTCTGCTTCGTCCTCCCTCTTATCGTTCTCTCTTGCCAGTTCTACCAGATTCTCAAGGGCGGATGCGGCCTCGGTGCACAGCGCGCCGCACGCTTGTTCAGGCATCAGGCACCCGTCGCACTCTCCCCGGCCGCAGACGCGCAGGGCTTTAATGATTTCCTCGTTTGTCATGTTTCATTTCCTCCTTTCACACTTCTGGCGGGATAGGATACCACGCCACGACATCGACATCGCCGAGGGAAAACGACCCGTCGGCATATACGGTCTGGATGTCAGCCAGCACAAGGTCATCATCCAGAGGGTGGAACTTGGTCAGATACACGCCGGGCTTCGTCGGCCTGCCTGCGATCCACTTCGGCTCCGCCGTGCCGGTGCCCGATTCGGGCACATCGCGGCCGAAGAGGTAGTCCAGCGAGCAGCCGAGCAGATCGGCCAGCTTGACGAGGCTCGATATACCGTCTCGGCCTACGACGTAGCCGAACGGAAGCCGGGTGTCTGCCGTAAGCTTGCCGCCGCCGTCGAGCAGCGGGGTCGCGTCCTTGGGAGGCAGGGTGGCGTATATGCCGGCCTTGTCGCAGACCTCGTTGTAATCGACGCCCGACCGCTTGCAGGCCTCGCCCATCCGGTTCCAGAGGAGCCGCAGCGCGTCGATCATCGGCCTGTCGCGTTCGGCCTGCGCCGCAGCTTTCGCGGCCTTGGCCTCTTTGTTCTCAGCCTTTTTCTGCGCCTTAACTTCCGCCATGCGGGAGCAGCATTTTGAGCAGGTCGCAAGCTCGTTGCAGTCGTAGCAGCAGCCGGAGCCGCAGTGCGTATAGCCTCGCCATCCGTTGGAGTAAAGTTTGTCCATGAGATTTGGAACATTGACGCAGGTTCCGCCCTGCTCGCAGCGGCAGACCATCTTGCTGAAACGCTGGATATCCGCGCCCTGATCTTTGACCCTGCTCGAATAAAGGAGCTTAATATCGTCTCTGTCTTTCCGCGTCGCGCGGTCAACAATGACACGCTGGGTGTCGGCCGGAAGCTTGGCGAGCTCGTAGGCCGTGTCCTCCGGCAGTTTGCCCCTTTCATAGTACCCGGCGTAGATATCCGGAGCGAGTTTGTCGCGAATGACCTTCAGGCGGGACAGCTTCGACTTGCTCACCTTGCAGGCCTCGGCGACATGGTCGCGCATCCTGCCGGGGAACTCGACGCCCTCCTCCTTGAGCTGGTAGAGCAGTGCCTCGACGCGCTCGGCCTGCTTGGAGATATCCGCGGAGGACATCCGGCGGGTGTCGGAGTTGGCATAGATCAGGCGCAGCTCACGCAGAGCCTCGCTGCCGCCGTCGGCCTCGACGATACAGGGCACCGTCTCAAAGGCCTTGTTGCCGTCCTCGACGATCTTGCGCATCGCCGCCGTGCGGCGGTGACCGCTGACGATGATGTACTCACCGCTGTGTTCCGCATCGCGGCGGACGCGGACGGGCTGCTGGAGCCCCGCAAACTCGATGTTCTCGGCGAGCTCCTCGATGCCGTCGAGGGAGTAGAAGTTGTTCGGGTCGTCGTGCAGCTTGTCGAGCCCTATGTACTCGATACGCTCACGGCCGTCACTTGTGCCCGATTCGGGCACGTTTTTAAGCACCGATGCTAAATCGAATCCCATGACCGCACCTCCTCACATCAGCGCCGCGACGACGCGGCGGTAATCGACGCCCGCCGCGCTCTTCGGCGAGCTGATGACAAGCGGCTCCTGCGCAAAGGTCATGTCGTCGACCTTGTTCGTGCGCCGAACATGCGGCAGCACCGGGAGCCCGAACTCGCGCAGCATCTTCTCGGCCTCGATGATGTTATCTGACTTGTACCACATCGTCGGCAGTATGCCAGCGACGGTGAGGCTGTCGTTGATCTTGCGCATATTGCTGACCTGCTGCATGATGTTCGCCATCCCACGCAGGGAGAACGCATCGAGCTTGATCGGGATGATGACCTCGTCCGCCGCCACCAGCGCCGCGGCAGAGGCCGCATTGAACGCCGGCGGGCAGTCGATGATCATCCGGTCGTACCTGTCGCCCAGCTCCGCGGTCAGCTCACGCAGGCACACGGCGGAGGCGCTGCCGGTCTCGATCTTCGTCAGATCGAGATCCATCAGGCTGTCGTCTCCCGGCAGGAGGTCGACGCCGTCGAAACGGCTGTGCTCGATGCACGGCGCAAGGCCGCGCAGCATATCGGCGAGGGTGCCGGGATGCGCGTTGCCGCGCTGGAAAAACTCGGTGCAGTTGCATTGGCTGTCCGCGTCCACTAACAGGACGCGCTGCTTGTAGTCCTTGGCCAGTATCGCGGCCATGTTCAGGGCTGTCGTCGTCTTTGCGACGCCGCCCTTGAGGTTGATTATCGCGGTTGTTCTCATCGTTGTGGTCCTCCAGACTCTGATTTTGCTTAAAATTTGAATGACTCGTAAAGTGTCGCGCCGCCCGCCTGGTACCGTGCTCTGTACCACCGGTGCGCATAGTTGATCTCGACGATCTCGCCCTCGACGTCGCCCTTGACGCCGTAGGAGCTGAGGGAACTTACGTCGCTGAACTGTGTCCATGCTGAGGGAATGAATCGAATCTTGTCTCCGATCTTCGTCGTGCCCACCTCCTAAAACGGGAGCTCGTCGCCGTTGTCCGGCAGCTCTTTGAATGTCACCTGATCCGGCGGCGGGGTCTTGCCGCTGCGCTGTGCGGTCGTAAATCTCATGTGCTCCGGGTCGAAGTCGAGCCGGACGCTGCCGAGTGCGCCGTCCTTGTTCTTGTCGACGATCAGAACGCGCTGGCTCCTGTAATCCTTCGGGTCGGCGAGATCCATCATCAGGATCGCCTCGGCGTCCTGGAGGAGCTGCCGGCTCTCTCGGAGATCCTCCTTGCGCAGCTGACGGCGTTTGCCGTCCTTTCCGGGCTCCGGCGGCGTCACCTGCGACAGCGCGACCACCGTCACACCGAGCTCCTGCGCCATCGAGTGCAGCGCCATTGACGTCGCCGTTACGGTCTCGAACCGGCTGTCCCGGCTCCGCCCGGGGACGAGCTGAACGTAGTCGATGAAGATCACGTCGTACTGTCCGCAGAGCGTCTCTGCCCGGAGGTCGTCCACCGTCATCCCGGCGGACTCCTGTATGTACAGCGGGATGCGCTCGGAACGCTCCGCCTCGGCCATCGCCCGGCGGGCGACGTGCTCGGATATGTTCTTCGCCTTGATATCCGACAGCCGCGCATCTGCGGTGTTCGCGATCGTGCGGTCGGCCGACGCCTCAAGGCTCGTCTCGTAGCTGAAGAAGCAGACCCGGCTCCCGCCGGCTGCGATGTTATACGCGAGCTGAAGGGAAAACGCCGTCTTGCCGACGGAGCTGTCCGCGCCTATGACGACAAAGCTGCCGCGGCTGATCTTGACTTTCTTGTCCAACGCCTCGATCCCGAATTTGAGGAAGTCCGGCGGCGTCGGGTCGTTCATACGGTCGAAGAAGTCCGCGAGGATCTCCGTGTAGTTCCGGACTCGCCGCCCGGGCCGCACACTCAGCATCCCCTGTGCCTCGACAAGGAGCCTCCGCCCGTCCTCCGCGCTGGCCGCCTCTGTAAGTGCCTGCCCCAGATCGCGGATGCGTGTCAGCATCGCGCCGTCCTTGAGGAGCTTCACATACTCGCGCCAGTTATTCGCCGTCGGCGTCAGCTGGAGTATCTCGCGCACCTGCTGCGAATACGCAGCGCCGACATGCTCCACGAGCGTCACGGCGTCGAGCGTCTCGCGCTTAAGAAATATCTCCCGCGCCGCGGTGAAGAGGTTCCGCTTGACGGGGTCGGAGAAGTCCTCCGGGCTGACCACGTGCATGATCTGTCCCGCGAGCTTCTCCGGCTCGATCAGCAGCGAGCCGAGGACTGCCGTCTGCGCGTCGTAGTAGGCCGAGTAGCCGGTCAGGTCCATTCTTCTCGCTCCCCTCCGTCGTCGCTTATCCCGGTCACTGTGGCCGGGGCCTCGTCGATCTCCTCGGCGTCGAGCCAGAGCCGCCCGTTGAGGTAGGAGCTGAGGTGCGGCACCCCTATGCCGCGGCTCCATTCGTCCGTCCGGAGCTGCCTCATAAGCGCCTTAGCAATGGTGTCGATCAGCTCGTCCGATGGCTTGAGCTTATCCCATGCCCTCATAGCCCGCTGCTTACTGCCGCGCTTGGAGTGCGGGTAGAAGCTCCAGAGCTTGGTGAAGCGCTCCGGCTTATGCTTCGGATCAGAAGCACACACATCATCCCCCTGGGGGGATATAGGGGGGTTATTGTTAATATATATATTATTCTCTTCCCCATTTTTGGGGATAGGGTATCCGTTATTTTGGGGATACCTATCCCCATTTTTAGGGATAGGGTCAGGCACTACGACACTCACGCGGTCGACGTAGATTTTTCGGTCTGAAACCGCACCTTTCTCGTCGCGGACGACCTCAATCTGTATGTAGCCTTTTTTCTCAAGCGTCCCGATCAAATCACTGACGGTCTTCTTGGACAGCCCGAAAAGCTCGCTCAAATACTTATTTGTCGCCCAGCAAAAACCGGTACTGTCCGCAAGCGCCGTGATCTCTGCGTAAATGAGCTTCGCATTGGGGCGCAGCTCTTCGTCATACCGCACCCTTGCGGGCAGCACTGCCCAGTACCCGGGCTTTCGGCATAATGCGCCTGTAGCCATAGTCTCTCCTCCTCTTTTTCGAGTGCTCTCGATATGCGGCACCGTTCCCGATGCCGCAGGTTCCAAAGCGCCCGTTATACCACTTTCATCCCCGGGTAATACCCGCAGCCGACGAGCTTCGAGCCGCGTCGGGCGGGCTGCCTGCGCGCGGGGACGGGGGCTGCCTTAGCCGCAACTCTGCGGCAGCCCGCTATGTACGTCTTAATGTCGGACGTCATCAGCCTGCACTGCCCGCGTATCTTGTACATGGGAAGGTCGCCGTCGGCGATCAGCCGCTCGACGGTCGAGACGGAGACCCCGAGCATATCGGCGGCGTCCAGCTTCGATATAAGCTTGTCGTCCATCAGTGCCTCCTCCAATATAGCGCCAGCGCAAGCGCGCTGAGGACAGTCCCAATCACGCCGAAGCATAGCGCGGCGCGTACCATCACCGTAAGCTCAGCCATTGGAGCTCCTCTCCAGCAGTCCTGCGCGTGTTACCTTCGCGTATGCGTAGAACTCCGCCGTTCCCCAGAACGTGTGCCAGAAGGTCGCCGCAGGCAGTAACGCCGCGTTCTCGTCGGGTGCGACCACGGTGCAGCGCCCGAATACCGGGTGCTCGACCTCGAAGAGCTTCTTCCCGGTGTAGCCGGGGAAGCGTCCCTGATATCTGTCACTCTGCATGCCTCGCACCTCCCGCGCACTTGACGGCAATCGCCGCCTCGATAACGTCGTCGAGATCGCCCGCGATCTCCTCGAAGAGCGCCTCCTCGCGGTTGTCGACCATTCCGTCAGACGCGATCTGTATCAGGTTGTCGATGCTGCCGCTCACGGCCTTGACCGATGTCAGCAGCTTCAGCACAGCCTGCGGCAGCGGCACATCCGGCACATCCGGGAGCATGTCCTGCGCTATCGCACTCTTGGCCCTGAGGTGCCACAGCGGCAGCACGAGGATACCCGTCGTCTCCGCCATCATCAGCACCGTCTCGTCGCTGGGCAGCATCGCCCCGGCTTCGTACCGTCGGACGCTGTCCGGGGATATCCCCAGCAGCTCCGCCCAGCGCTCCTGCGTCAGACCGGCAGTCTGCCGCGCGTTTTTATAGATGTTCCGGGCGTCCTTATCCATGGACACGCACCTCCCTGTCAGGTATTGTATTGTCACGGGCTGCGTCCGCGCTCTGGGTGTTCAGTCCGAGCAGCGCGTCAACGCTGCATCCGAGGATGTTCGCCAGCTTTATAAGGTGCCTGGCCTGCGGAGCGCGTCTGCCGATTTCCCAGTGTGCTATAGTGCCCTGCGACACGCCCAGTCTCAATGCAAGCTGGACTTGGGATAGTCCCGCGGCCTCGCGCAGCCTCTTGAGCTCGTCCATTATCATCACCTGCTTTCTGTCTGCCTCGCTCTGCATTTTGCTCCCGGGCTTGCGACCGGCGTCGGCTGCATTAAGGCCTCCCCGCGGGAAAAGAAGAGCAAAGACCGCGGGGAGCTGCAAGGGGAAAGGTATAGAGAGGATAGAAAAGGAAAAAACTAAAATATATAGTGCTTAATGAGGTAGCAGCCTGCGGCCCAGGCGAACAGCGTCAGGAGCGTCAGCAGAGCTACGCCTACGACCGGCCAGCGGCTGCCGTACTTCCAGAGCACGATCGCGCTCTGCCATGCGCCTATATTCGAGTAGGCCGTGAGGATCACCGCCGCTCCAAAGAAGATACTGACGAATACTTTCATTTCCTGCCTCCTTGTGGTAGGGGTGCTTTGATTAGCGCCGGATTTTCGGCCCGCCGAGAGGTGCCAATCTCCAATCATCTGCGGTAAGCTCCTCAGTTGAGGGCTGCCAGGCACCCACGCAGGTGCCATGTAAAATTAGAAACCCACATGTGTCATGTCCGTTGCCGGGCTGGTACAACGTGCCGAAGCTTAGGTAATCCTCGCCCCAGTCTGCGCGGCGCAATCCCCATGACTGCCCGGCGGCGTTTCTCTCCTGCGCTTTCTTAATCGCTTCATGTATGTACATTTTCCTGCCCTCGCCTCCGTTATGATTTATTTGCGTTTATGTATTCCGCGTGGTAATATCGCCGTGAAAGGTGGTTGTTGCCATGACTAATAAACAAGCCGAAGTCTGTAAAGCGATTCTTGAATACGGTAAGCTCAATCCGGTTCTTTCTGCGACCGGTCTTGAGGATTACGAAGCACTCAATAATGTGTTCATACCCTACTACACACAGGAGATCGACATTGACTTCCGATCTGATGAGGACGATCCGCCGGTCACGATCAGCCATAAGCTTCTTGATGCTTATGAAACGCATCTGCGGGCAGTGCTGGCCGGGGAATGCGCCGGGACAGCTAACCGACTTTCAAAGTCGGCGGTGATCATCGCCGGGGTTGCTCTGGCCTTGGAGGTCATAAGGCTTGTTCTGGAGATCTTCGGGGTTATATAACTCCGAAGATCTCCAAGAGCGAGCTGACAAGCATGAGGCTCGCGAGCGCGATCATGATCACGTTGAACGCTTTGAGGTTCCGCTTGAAGCTTCTTATGTTTCTCTCCATATTCCGGGTTCGCTCGGCGCACTCTCGCTGCACCGTTTCCCGGTACTCCTGCTCGGTCATTTTCCTGCCCTCGCCTCCGTTATGATTTATTAAATTTCTTGCTTGTATTAAGTTTTCTGATATTAAAATACACCAAGAAATTTAATATGTCAAGAGGTAATATTAAATTCTACGAAGTTTTTGCATATCGCATAGACATATCTGCTGCCGCGTGCTAAATTGGCATTGTGTATAGGATGTGGTCACATGAATAACATCAAGGAATTGCGAATTTCAAAAGGCTTGAAACAGTCTGACTTAGCCAATCTTCTGCACGTTGCTCAAACCACGATAAGTAATTGGGAAAACGACAGAACGGAGCCCGATTTTGATTCACTTCGGCAGATGGCAGAACTCTTTGATGTTTCAGCTGACTATCTATTGGGGCAGAGCGACGTCAAGAAAAAAGAAAAGCCCGTCGTCAAAGACGACGGACTTAATCAGAAGCTGGAGAGACTTAGCGATAGGAACTTGCAGCGCCTGGAGGAATACATTGATCTTCTTTTAGAGACGCAAGGAAAGTGAGCACCCTCTCCCGGTCTTCCGGCGGCAGGATCTGATACTTGCTGATAACGCGGTTGATCTGGTCTCTTCGTCTGGTGTCCTCCATGGTTGCCTCCTAAAATAAATTTGCGGCGCACAGGAACACCGCAGGGCTGCCGGCCTTGCGCCCCCTTTCATTGTAGAATTGCTCCGGCCTTGGTTGCCGCCTGGGCCGAAGCTTTAGCAGATATCCGGTGTTATGGTCTATCTGTTACGCTTAGACATTATCATAATATCATCGGTTATGTCTATGCGCAAACGCGGTCAAATGGCCGCGAAGCTCGGGTATCTGATGCCTTAATCAGGATATAATGAGTTTTGGGGGCGAGAAAATGGCGGAAAAGCCGCTGTTAAAAGATCTGTGTCGGGCAAATAAGGGGAACAACTCAAGCAGGCGCATCGCGGAGCTGTCTGGAGTACCGGAAGCGACGGTTAACGGATTCTTCGCGAGAGCGTCAAAGGACCCGTCGGTGTACACGGTCGGCCCGATCTGCCGGGTCTGCAATGTGTCGCTGGACGAGTATTTCGGCATTGAAATTCCGGATAAAACTCCGGAGAACGAGCACCGCATAGAGGTGCTCGAGCACGATAATGCGGCAGTCAAGCGAGAAAATGAGCTGCTGGAACGTTCGTATGAGCAGCACCGGCGGGCGCTGCGGGCAAAGGACAGGCTGATCTACTGCCTGACCTTCGTCGCAGCGATGGCGATCATCGCGCTTGTCCCGTATTTGAGACTTGATATCATAGACCCCGACTTCGGCCTGTGGCGGGGCTCCCCGTCCGTAGTCGGAGCGGTCGTGATCGTTGCGCTGACGGCCGGCGTCGCCGCGACGGTGCATTTCTTTGTAATAAGCCGCAAAGAGCGGCGGGGGAAATAAATTCACGCCGGTGCCCGATTCGGGCACCGGCGATTTTATCAGGAGGCGACGAGGATGAATACGGCCAATCTTGAAGATTACCGGTCGTTCTGCAAACCCGCAGAACTGCATAAGGCTGTTAATATGCTGCGTGGTCTTGTTGCCGGAATCTCGGCAGACGGTAGCGCTTCCGTGGAAGAGATTCGCGAGTTGTCCAACTGGGTCAATCTACATGCTAATCTGCGCAATCGCCATCCATTTACAGAACTTATTCCAGCCGTGGAGGAAGCTCTTGTCGATGGCGTTTTCACTGTCGAGGAGCGCCAAAATATATTGTGGCTTTGCGAAAACTGTGCGGAGAGTAGCCCGTATTACGACGTGATCACCTCTGCTGTGCAGTATCTCTCAGGGATGGCGCACGGCTTGCTTGCTGACGGTGAACTGTCGGACGCAGAGATTAAGCAACTCAAGGCTTGGCTGGATAACAACGATTTTCTCGCGGGTGTATATCCTTATGACGAGTTGATGTCTCTTACGACCTATGCTTTAGCTGATGGGCAGGTCAGCACGGACGAGCGCAATATGCTTATGGCCTTTATCAGCAATTTGATTGAGTTCAAGGATTCTTATAATCTAATTGAACCGGATTTTGCCGCACTTCGCGAGAAATATTCGGTTTCCGGCATCTGCGCTATGTGCCCTGACATAGTCTTTGAGGGACGCGCGTTCTGTTTTACGGGCGAATCGTATAAATGCAGCCGAGCAGAGTTCGTCGATACGGTCACGCGACTCGGCGGTGTGCCGCGTAGCGGAGTATCGTCAAAGACCGATTACCTTGTCGTCGGCAACGCTGGAAATCCGTGCTGGGCATTTGCTTGCTACGGTCGAAAAATCGAAGAGGCGTTACGGCTACGGAAAAAAGGGACGGCTATCCAGATTGTCAATGAGACTGACTTTTGGGATGCGGTAGCTGACGCTTGAGAACTTGACAAATCCATACGGCGCGCATATAATCAATATGCAATATGCAAAATTGAAGTGCTCGCCGAATATTGAGAGGGAACGGCGATTACTTCTTTTTATGTGCCTGTATTAACAGGTTGCAAATACCAATGATAACAAGACAGGACTGAAACAGAGAAGTAACCGCCGGGTTGGAGCCAGGGCGGTTACTTCTTTTTTTGTGCCCGATTCGGGCACATTTTTAGAGTTTCAGTTCTGCTTTCAGTGCCTGCTGGAGGACTGCGGAAAAGTTGATATTCTCGCGCTCTGCCATCGTATTGAGCCACGAGGGGATGCTGAGTGTTTTCTTTACGGCTCGGTTGTCGTAAAACTTGCGGTACTCGATGGTGTCGCAGGCGATGAGCGTTGCAAATTCGCCGCTGCCGACGGCTACATTGGTGATCTTAGAGGGCACGGGCGGAGTTTCGCCGTTTTCTTCCATGTCGTAAAGCATAAGGCAAAGCGCGTCGTTCGCCATTGAGATACCCTCGTCGATAGTCTCGGCCGATGTATAGCACCCGGGAATGTCAGGGAACCGGATAGAGAACCCACCTTCTTCCTCCTGCGTAAATATTGCAGGGTAAACATATTTCGCCATGTGTTTGGTCTCCTTTCTTTGATGGCTATGGGGCTTTATTCAAGCCCCGCAGCCGTCCTGATTGATTTCAGCGTCCCCTTCGGGACGTCCTGTGTCTTGTGCCGGGGTACTGTGAACTTCTGGCCGCTCACTGGGCTGAACCATATTGAATGGTTGCCACCTTCTTTCAGGATGTAGCACCCGGCCTTTTTTAGCTCTCGTTCCAACTCGCTGTATTTTATGTGCTCACGTCCTTTCTTATCCTCTGTAACTATATTATAACACGTAACATTACGTATGTCAAGCAAAACTTACGTATTTTTACGTAGGGAGTGAAAGAATATTGCCGAAGAATAATCGCCCGGAGTTTACATGGGTCGAGGAAAAGAAGTATTATAAAAAGCAAATAAAAAACCCGCAGACTGGCAAGTGGCTTGCGATTTACGGTAAGACAAAAGCTGAGCTGCGTGAGCGCCTGCGCGAAAAAGAGGCGGAGTTTGCCGAGATGGAAAACCCGCAGTCGCCGTATGTATTTGAGTACGCTGCGAAGTGGTACGAGCTGAACACCGCCGGGCTGTCCTCCAGCGGGCGGCAGAGCCACAGGAACGCGATAAATAACCATATCTGCCCAGTCATCGGTCAGATGCGTCTCGATGAGGTGAAGCCGGATAACATCCGCGCCGTAATGCTGGCCGCGGCGAATCTGTCGAAAGCGAGCCAGCAGAAGATCGTCACGACGCTCAAGATGATGTTTGCAGCAGCTGAGGAGAACGAGCTGATCAGCCGCTCTCCGTGCCGGGGGCTTAAAGCCGGCGGCAGCAAGCCTCCCGAAAAGGTCGCGCTGACGAAAGAACAGCAGGCCGCGCTCATTAAAGAGCTGCAAGGGGAGCGTATACTGACTTTCGTCATGCTCTGTATGTATGCCGGACTCCGTAGGGAGGAGGCGCTGGGGCTGCAATGGGACTGCGTCGACCTCGACGGCAAGGCTCCTCACATCCGTGTCCGCCGTGCTCTACGATGGGAGCACAACCAGCCCGTTCTGACGGATACTCTCAAGAGCAAATCTGCGCGGCGTGATGTCCCGATACCGCCCGTTCTGACGGAGCATCTGCGCAGCGTCAGGCGCGACAGCGGCTATGTCTGCTGCCGCCGGGACGGATCGCCTCATACAAGCATGTCCTTCCGGCACGAATGGGAGGCCGTCGCCGTGCGCGAGGTTCACACCGTGACCTATAAGGACAACAAAAACAAGGGCAAGACGATCACAAAAGAGCTGAAGGTCGGGGACGATGTCCCGTACAGAGATATCAAGGTTGCCTTTGACTTCCATGTAACGCGGCACCTGCTGCGGCACACATACATTTCCGAGCTCATCTTGTCCGGAGCTGATGTCAAGACGGCGCAGTATCTCGCCGGTCACGCTACGGCGGCGATCACGCTGAATATATACGCGCATCTGATGCAAAATCGCCCGGAAGATACCGCAAAATCTGTGCTTGCTGCCTTCAGCTCTCAAGATACTTTTCAAGATACTTAACTGCGTAGAAACGGTGTCTCCCTTGAAATTTCAATGGACATAGCCGCGAGAACCAACCGCTTGGTAAGGATGAGGTCCCCAGTTCGAATCTGGGTAGCAGCTCCAATAAAAAACCCTGTAGTCGTTGAAACTACAGGGTTTTTCATTTTCTCAGGTCTGCTCAAGTCTCGTCAAATAACCTCAATTTTTCAAGATACTGGCCAAGATACTGACTCTCTCAAGATACTTTCAAGATACTTTTTGAGCCCTATTTTACGACCTCATGATAGTACTCGGCGAGCTTCTCCGCAGGTGCCGGACCGTCCTTGTCGAACAGGAACGCCTTGGCGAGATCCGCGTAAAACTCCGGCCGGTCGACGCCGTATTTGACGCCAACGGGGAAGTAATCCGAATACATCATGTTCATCGCAGCGCAGAACTCCTCGGCCGTGACATGGTCGAACGTCACGCCGATCGCCGCGGCGATGCTGGCGGTCTGATCCGCTGTCCAGTGCTGGCCGGTCGAGCCGTCGGCATTGTCCATCCGCTGGAGCCATGCGCGCAGCTCATCGTCGGTCAGGCGCTCGCCGTGACCGGCGTCGTCGCCGAGCTTGGCGCGGAGGTCCAAAAGCAGGTTGAGCTGCTTGACCGTGTCCCAAGTCATCTTCCCGGCCTTGAGCGCGCTTATCTCCTTGTCGAGGGCTTCACAGGTGATTCCCATGGTTCAGCCTCAACTTAGGCCAGCTTGACCATGCTGGCGCAGACATGGTTGATTGTACCGGCAACGCCGCCGATCGCTGCGCTGATGGTTGGAGTGCCGTTGCAGCACACGGGGATGTAAACGGTCGTCTCAATGTGCAGCGTGTAGACGTTGTCGGCCACGGTCGTGATCTGCGCATCAGCGCAGGGGAGCGCGACAGTGTCCTTGAGCGCCTTCAGCTCTGCGACGCCGGCACCGCTTGCGGTGAAGATCACGTCGTAGCTGATGCGGTAAAGGCCGCCGTTATTGACAACGAAACCGCCCGTCACGGTCTCCAGCGAGCAGCCGGTATCGGTGTTAAGGATACCGAGGACATTGACGGGGGTGCCCGATGCGATGAACGCCTGGGGCGTATTATTGTAAGCGTTTTGCGCGCTCTTGTAGTGCGAGTTTTTAAGTCTCTGATTGCAAGACATAGTAATGCTCCTTTCAATAAGTGATGCCCGGACAGCGGCTGCCGTCCGGGCCTGACGCTGTTAATAGCGGTTAATCATCTGGGGTCATGCGCAGCAGCCGCAGCCGCCCCCACAAAACGGGGAGTTGCCCGCGTTGTAGGTATAGCCGTTCGGGTAGCGCACGACGCCGAAGAGACGGTTGTCCATCTCAAGGCGCGCGATCTGCGCCGCCTGCTCGGAGATGCGCTGCTCAAGCTGCGACTTTTCGAGCGCTGCGAACTTGGCGTCGATACTCGCGCCCAGGTTACAGATCTGGCGCTCAATAGAGTTGCCGGTCTGCGTGATGGTCGCGTTCGTGCCGTTCTGCGCAAGGGCCATCTCCTTGCCGAGCTGGCTGATGTTCCCCTGCATCTCGTAGCCGAGATTGCAGATGCCGTTACCCAGATTCGCGAGGCGCTGGTTGAGCGCTTCAAACTGCTGGTTGAACAGTATCTGCTGCTGCGAGGCCGCGGTCGCGTACTGGCCGAAGTCGCTCTGTCCGCCGAATCCGTTACGGCCGAACCCGATCATGAACAGGAACAGCACGACGATCAGGAACCAGCCGCCGCCGAAACCGTCGCCGTCGCCGAGAACGCTCTTGATGTCCGAAAGAGAAAAGTTCTCCATGAGGATCCTCCTTTCTTCAGAGTTATATAAACCGTGTCGACCCGGTTTATTTCAGAAAAGTTATAAACTGCTTGGCCGCACCCTTGAGATACTCAAACTCCTGCTGGCTCATCTGCCCACTGGAGAGGAGCCGGTTGATCTCCGTCTCGGCCTGCTGCGGGGTCACGTTTTTTGCAAAACGCTTGAACTCTGCGAGCAGCGCAAGCGGCGAGGAGGACGGCGCGGAAGTGGGGCTTTTCGACCCTTTGAAAAAGGGATTACTCACTTTTCTTGCCTCCCTTCGCCGGAGCCTGACCTGCTGACTGCTGCGTGAGGAGGCGCGACAGGATGTCCTCAAGATCGGCCTTGGTTATATAATCCTCCGGCTTCGGAGCCGGTGCTGGGACGAACTCCTCCATCTTGCAGAAGGTTGTTTCAGTCCCCATATTCCCGCCGGTGCGGCAGGCGATAACGGCGTCGTTCATGGCCATCACATAGACCTTTTCCCCAGACATGACCGGGACGCGCTCTATATCCTCCACGGCCGGGACGAACACGATCACTCCGCTGTCAAAGCCGCCCCGTGTCATGGGCTGCGGCTGAGGTCTCCCCATCATGGGGTTGTTATAATCGTACACACAGACACCTCCTGTCTGCTTATATTCTAATGCACGAAAGCCGCCCAAACGTGTACGTTTGAGCGGCTCTTGGTGTACGTTTCGCGTGAAAAATTTTTTGAAAAACTTCAAGAAAATGCTTGACTTCTGCGCTTGGTATGGTATAATTAAACCATCCCAAGTAAAAGAAAAGGAGAAACGGAAATGAAAGAATTTAAGGCGACCATAGTTAACAAAATGATCGAGAAGTCACAGGATATGCGCATCGTCTCCCTGAGAGAAACCGCCGCAGAGCTGGGCATCAACCACATCAGCGTGCAGGACACGCGAGACATCGCGCAGAGGCTCCGGAAGGTCGAGGGATACCACCTCGTGCAGATGATGAACACGCCTAACGACAGCCTGTTCTGCTCGCTCTGTCTCGTCGAGAACGGCGTCGAGTTCGACGACGGAAAGGACTTTGAAAGCGATGTCGATTAAATCAACTTGGGAAGAGACCGAGGGCACCGAGTACCGCCGGAACCATAAGCGTGAGACCTACGACGCCGTTACTATTCAGTTCCGGAAGGACGGCCGCGACGGCCTCACTCGGGACGCTGTTAAGACCGCTGCTGAAGAACAGGGGCTGCCCGTGGGGGAGTACATTAAGACGCTCATTAAAAGGGATATCGAAGCGCACAGAACGCAGCAGGCTTAAACCTGCTGCGTTCTGTGCTATAAGTTCGCTATCTTATTCTTGATCGACCGCACCCGCCGCTTGATGACCTCGACGCTGCAATGCTGCTCGTCGGCGATCCTTGCATAGCACCATCCGCGCCCGCAGAGACGCAGGACGGTGATCTCCTCATCGGTGAAGCCGCAGTCGCGTTCCAGCTGCTCTCTGAGCTCTCGCGGAAACGACAGACTGGGCTTGCTGTGCGGTCTTAAAAGCTGCTCGCGCAGCTCTGCCGATATCGTCATATCATGCCGGCCGGCAAACCCGGAGCGCGGCAACGCTCCTCCTGTGCGGTCTGACGCGGCTTGCGTCAGACCCTGTTAATAGTTATTCGGACTTGCCCAGCTGCTTAACGATCTGATTCGCGCCGGTAGCTGCGAGGCCGGACACGATGCCGACGGCGACGGCGGTTATGTAATCCGTCGCCGGAAACTCCGGCATAATCATCATGCCCACGACACCCAGCGCGCCGCCGCAGACCCCGCATATAACGGGAATCCATTTGTTGTCAAGGCCGGTTGCCTTGACTACCTCGCCGATAAGATAAGCGATGACGGTGATCGCCGCCACGCTCGCTATGCCTACTATTTCCATGTTTTGACTCCTTTCGATTTGTGCCCGATTCGGGCACATTCACGGTTTGTGAAAAGCCTCAAGATCAGCTATGCGGTGGTTGGCGACCCGGATCTGCTCGTCCATGAGGGCAGCCTGAGTCTCCAGCGCATAGGTTCTGTCGATGACCTGATTGTGCTTCTCAACGTGCTTGCTGAGTTCTTCGAATTTTGTTTCAATGACCGCCTGAAAGACGGCCTGACTCCTGCGATTCGCGAGCCAGGTGCCGACGACTGAAACGATCCCGGCGATGATGGCGCAGACTATTGCTTCTGACATTGTAGATGTCCTCCGTTTTGTGGTTGAGCTGCCCGGTAATCCTATTTCATGCCGCATCACCTCCCGGAAGTGCCAGCAGCGCCGCCCATGTTCTGGGGCCGCACTCGCTGTCCGTGTCAAGCCCGGAGACCGTCTGGAAGCGCCCGACCGCCGCGGCAGTCGCGGGGCCGTACTCTCCGTCGACGTCCAGGTTATACCCGCGGCAGAGGAGCAGCGCCTGCACCGCGCGCACGTCCGGGCCGACCATGAGCCGGAGCCCCGGCGTGTACTGGAGCAGCCGGGGCGGCCAGTACGCGGCGGCCGGCGTGCTCTCCGGATCGTCCGCGCTGTTTCCCCCTGAGTATCTGAGTACGCAGTCCCACGGATAGTTGTAGTACCCTCGCGTGTATATCTCGCGCCCGGTTTGGTCGCCGGTCTGCCCTCCGGTCGTAGTGCCGTACTCGTTGATGCTTGCCTGCACGAGCTGACCGCCGCCTATATACAGGGCGGTGTGGTGGACGTGGTTCAGGAGCACATCCCCGCGCTCAAGTCCCGCGCCGGTGCTGAGGTCGACGCTGCCCGTCACGTCCTCGAAGCCGCAGCGCAGCATGTCCCCGCGCATGTTGCCCGTGTAAGTGCAGCTGAGCGGAACTCCGGCCTTTCTGAAAGCGGAGATCACCAGGCTGCTGCAATCGTAGTCAGGCCCCCAGCGGTCGGCCTGATCGTAGCCGTGGGTATCATCTGCGGCGATCCTCCGTGCCCACGTTACGGCATTGTCAATAATTCCCATGGTGCCCTCCTCATGTCACTGTCGTAAATCTTGAGAGCAGCCACCCTGTCGGGTCTACGCTCTCGCGTGCGTCTTCCGTCAGCAAGCCGCTGTCGGTCTTCTCATCGTCCATTACTCAGTTACCTCCGTTACATAGAGTCCCACCAGATCGGCGAGGTTGAACGCGAGCGGCTTTCCGCTGTCGCGTGTGCAGAGATAGACCTTGCCGTTCTGACTGTAATACTTGCCATTGTAAATCTGCATCGGCTGAGTGAACGGGATAGGATCGTCAATCGTGCCGCTGTGCTCTTCATCTATAGCCTCGTAGAGTGCGGCGGTTGGCACGCCCGGCACCCACTCGGCGCTGAAGGTGTGCTCCGACGCGGCGGTGCGAACTCTGTATAGCGTATCGCCGTGCAGGAAGCGCTGTCCCGGCGTTGCGGTCGTGCCTATGAGATTAGACCACTGCTGATAGATAAGCTTGCAGGTGAGCGCCTGCGCGTCCGAGAGGGCATTCCCCGCGGTGTCCATCGCCGCGCGGAGCTTCTGTGCGCTTGAAAGATAGCTCATGCCGTCTCCTCCTCATTGACCACACCAAGTAAATCCAATGCAGCTTTCATGTCCTGCTTTTCTTCATCGCTGCCGCCCTGCTTTATCTCGGCAACTTTGGCAAGAATAGCCTGTTTTCTTTCTTCAATGGTCATGATGTTACCTCCAGTGCGGCTTCAATCTCGGTCAGTGCCGCTTCATACTGTGTATTCTGCGCTGCCACATACGCCGTCTGCGCCGCATAAGCGCTGCCCAAGTCCTTCCACGGGGCCGCCATCTCGCCCTTGAATACCTCGCCGTCCCCGCGTGTCCACGTCTCACCCGCTGGGACAAAGCGGAAGCTCTCTATCCACTCTGCACACTTGCCGTTAAAGGCGTCCGTTTCAATTGCCCTGCGGCCGTCAGCTGCGGAGACATAGCATTTATAATCGTTGTCTATGTAGATTGTCATATGTCATATTCTCCTTACTCAAGCCAAATATTATATGCAGTTGTATTGATGTTTGTACCGTTGGATGCCACAAAAACATAGCCTGTATTTATATCCGCTATATCAACTTCTATCTCGTACCGAGTTGTTGTGCTGATTTTGGTATAAGCCGCGCTATTGCTGATACTGATGGTGCTACTCTCCGAGCCCCTTGTGAACTTCGTTGCCGAGACCCCGACCCAGGCGTATACGTTATCGGTTGCGGCTTTATTCGTTTGCAAGTCAACGACAAGCTTACTATATCCGCTTAAATCAATTGCGTTATTAGAAGTAACGGCTGCGGTAGAGGAATAATAGAAAGCCTCACCACCATTTAATGTCATTTTTTCACTTGTGACAGCCGCGTTCGTATACCCACCATATAAAGGTGTCCAGTCATCAACTACGCCTTCCCCGCTCGTAAACAAATACTGCTTAAACATCAGCGTTACAGTCTCGACCTGTCCCTCGGCGGTGATGCTTACAGCCTTGCTCGCGCTCTGGCTGCCCTTGACCGCCGTGACCGTCCACGTTCCGGCGGAGGGAATAACAAACAACGCCTTGCCGCTCGTGTCTTTCGCCGTCAGCGTCAGTGTGCCGTTCGTGCAGGTGCAGACGCTCCCCGAGGG